TAAAGACCGAATCCCCCGGGACAACCACCGGGTATTCATGCGCACGGACAACTTCGCAGAGGAGCACACCTGGAACGGCATCCCCTTCGTGTGCGTGAAGGACGACACCGAAGCGCTCAAGCGCAAGAACAACAACATCAACGACATCTCGTGGGACTCGGACACTGTGGACGAGGTGCTTTACGTGCCGGATGACAGCCTGCCCGCGCGGGCGCAGCCGAACGAGATGGTCATCCTGGACAACGTGCAGATGCGCGTGCTGCACGTGATAGACGCCATCGGAATGAAGGAAATTCACCTGACGCTGCGCTGGACGGCCGGCGTGGCGGCGGGCATCGACTACTGAGCGAGGACGGCATGAGAACATGGGAGAGGCTGACAAAGCTCCGCGCGTGGCTGTATGAGGAGCTGTGCAAAGGGCGGGAGCTGAAATGCCCCGTGCCGAGGACGGGCAAGGGCGGACTGTGGGCCCCGGACATCACGGACTTCACCTACACCGAGCCGCGCGTGTTCCTCGCGTGGCAGCCGCTCAGGCCGGACGAGCCGGGGAAGGCGGACAGCAACGACCCGTACAGCGTGTGCCCGGCCATCACGGTCATGCCGACGGCGAGCCACGCGCGCTACGAGAAGGAACAGCGGTTCGACCGCTACAACAACGTACACAGACCGCAGGACATGGGCAAGAGCCTGAGCGTGCAGCTGCTCTTCGCCATCTACGAGCCGGGCGTGAGATACCCCGGCTTCGCGGAGGGGCTGGACGGCGCGGGCCCGGACATGAGCCTCATCAAGGACGGCACGGACGCGGGCCTGCAGACGCTGGTGGAGTGGATGGACGACGCGATGGAGCTGCTGCTGCGCTACCGGTGCGTACCGCACACCGACCTGTATCTGGACGACGACGCGATGTTCTACAGCCTGTACAGCGACCAGAACTTCGTGAGCGACCGCAGGCCGCTGTACTACGGCTTCCTGACGGCGACATTCAAGGGCTACGCGAGCACGGGCAGCGAGCACGGCGACCGCGGGCCGATCCAGCGCCTGCTGGACGAGGGGTAAACAATGGGAGAAGCGTTTCTCACCCGGAGAGGCGGCGGCGCTCTGCTGGGCATCACGGTCATACAGCCGCCGGGAAAAACCACCTATCTGCGCGGAGAGCGCATCGACATGACCGGCGCGGTGATCGGGGCGGACATCGGCGGCGTGATTCTGCCGCTGAATCCCACCGCCTGGACGGCCTCCCCCACCACGCCGCTGACACAGGACACACAGTACATCACGGTGACGGCGAGCGCGGGCGGGCGGACGGTGTCCACCCGGATTCCCATCACGGTGCAGCCGTACAGCTCGACGCTGGCCGAAAACACCTGGGAGGCCATCGCGGGCGCGGCGGAGCTGGGCGACGCGGCCACGGCATGGAGCGTCGGCGACGCGAAGAACGTGAGCGTGGGCGGGGTGAACTACACATTCCGCATCATCGGCTTCAATCATGACGCGCTGCACACGAGCGACGCGAAATACGGCACGGCGTACAACGGCGGCACGAACAAGGCCGGGATCAGCTTCCTGTGCGACACGAACCTCGGCCCGGCGCACGCCTCGAACGTCAGCGGCAAGGTGCAGATGCACCACACCGCCCCGGACGACCTGAGCCTGGGCTGGGACAACTGCGACATGCGGACAACCGTCCTGCCGGACATTCTGGCGGCGATGGGGGACGGCCTGCCCAATCTGATCCGGACGGCGTCAAAGAAGACCGGCACCCGCCGGGGCTCGGGCACCTCCGTCACCTACCTCATCACAGGGGACAAGCTGTGGCTCCCGCACGCGCCGGAGCTGCAGGACGGCACCAACGCATCGACCAGCGGCATCGCGCTGGGCGAGTGGAACGGCGTGAACGTGTACGCGGCCTTTGAGAACTGGACGGGACAGGAGTTTTTCGACGGCTTCAACGCCTGCTGGCTCCGCGGACAGTGCACGGCGAGCGGCGAGGACAACCCGGGCAACTTCAACAGGCCGGACATCAACCACGGCAACAAATGGGCGGGCGGAGAGATCCCCACCGCGCGGAACATGATCCGACCGGGCTTCTGCCTGTGACGAAAGGATGAGACAATGGCAACCTACCCTGATTACAAGCACGGCGCGCTGGGCGAGGTAGGCGCGGAGGGCGTCGCCCTGGGCGGACAGCAGGCGGGACAGCAGGCGTTCGTCTACATCGGCGTCGCGCCGAGCTACCAGATCAAGGGCCGCACGGCGCGGCTGCACCGGCCCACCGTCGTGCACAACATGGCCGAGGCCAGGCGCCTGTATGGCTGGAGCGACGACTGGACGCACTTCACCCTGTGCGAGGCGATGGCGGCGCACTTCAGCCTCTACAAGACCGGCCCGATCGTCGCGATCGACGTCGGCGAGAGCGCGGGCGTCATGGAGATGTCCATGCCAAGCCCCATCGAAATCTCTGTCAACCCGGACATGGACGCGGCGGGCCAGAGGCTTGTGCTGACCTACCCGGAGAGCCAGTATCCCTTTGTGGAGGACAGCTTCCGGCTCCGGAGCATCCAGGGACACGCGCTCACGGAGGGCGTGGACTACAGCGTCGCCTGCGACCGGGCGGACAGCAAGTTCATCATCACGCTGCTGCACGAGAACACGCTGAACGAGGGCGACCCCATCCCCGACGAGGAGACCCGGACGGCGAAAGTCTATTTCAAGTATCTGAGCCTGAACACCGTGGCCAACGAGACGAACATGGCGGACGCGAACTGCGTCGGCGCGGCGTCCCTGACCGGCAACACGGGCGCTTACGCGGTGCGGGACGTGTACCCGGCGACGGGCATGATCCCCGCCTTCCTGGGCGCGCCCGGCCTGAGCCAGTGCCCGAACATGTACAACGCCCTGATCGCCAACAGCCAGGCCATCAACACACACTGGTACGCGCGGGTTTACGCGGACATCCCGCAGCACACGACCGCGAACCTGAGCGTGACGGACGCGGCGGACTGGAAAAACACGAACAATTACACCGCGGACAACGCGAGCGTGTTCTTCCCCCGGATCATTGCAAAGGACGGACACGAATACCACCTGTCCACCCTGTACATGGCCGCCCTGCAGAAGGGCATGGAGGAGACCAGCGGCATCCCGTGGCGGAGCGCGAGCAACACCCCCTGCCCGTACATCGACGGGCTGGCCCTCCGGGACGCGAACGGCAGCCTGGACGACATCGTGCTGACGGACGACCTGGTGGGCGCGGCGCTGAACGCGAACGGCATCGACAGCGCGGCCTACGTCAGCGGGCGGTGGGTGCTGTGGGGCACGCACGCGGCGAGCTACAGCCAGGAGACACAGACGAGCGTCAACGTCTTTGACACGAGCCTCGCGATGCTCTACTACCTGATTAACGACTTCCAGCGCAGGCGCGCGCGGGACGTGGACAAGCCCATGACGCTGAACACGCTGCGCGCCATCGTGGCGGAGGAGCAGGCGCGGCTGGACGCGCTGGTCGCGGTCGGCGCGCTGATCTGGGGCGAGGCGGAGATCGACGCGGAGAACACGAGCCGGGAGACCCTGATGGCGGGCGACTTCCGCATCCTGCTCAACGTGACGACCACCCCGCTGGCCAAATCCCTGACCGCCGTCGCCAACTGGACGGACAAGGGCTACGACATCTACTTTGAGGGCATGGCCCTGTAAAAGGAGGGAGCGGAAATGGCTCTGTACCCCGAATACAAGCACGGGGCGCTGGGCGAGGTGATCGCCAACGGCAGCGCCCTGACCAACGCGAGGGGCGGCATTCAGGCGCTCGTCTACGTCGGCACGGCTCCGGCGCACACCGTCCCCGGCGGCGCGGACACGGTGAACAAGCCCATTCTCGTGAATGACATGGCGGAGGCGAAAAAGCGCTTCGGCTACAGCGAAAACTGGGCGGACTACACCCTGTGCGAGGCGATGTACGCGCACTTCACCCTGGGCGGGGTCGGCCCGATCGTGCTGCTGAACGTGTACAACCCGGTGACGGCTTCCACGACCGCGGACGCGACCTACAACCAGGCGGCCAAGAGCGGCAGAATCACCATCGCGGGCGTGGAGAGCTGCGCGGTGGACAAGCTGCAGGTGCGCCCGAACGCGGGCAGCGCAGACCCGCTCGTGCTGGGCAAGGACTACACGGCGGCCTACGACACGGACAAGGGCGTGCTGGAGATCCGGGAGCTGGTGAGCGGCAAACTGAGCACCGGCAGCACGACCAACCAGATCAAGGTCTTCAACGCAGCGGACATCGCGGGCGTGACCGCGCAGACGGTCATCGGCGAGACGGACGGCCTCGGCCACAACACCGGATTGCAGGCGGTGCGCGACGTGTACAACCTGACCGGGTACATCCCCGCGTACCTGCTCGCGCCGGGCTTCTCCAGCGTGCCGGAGGTTCACGCGGCCATGCTGGAGATCAGCCAGAACATCGCGGGCCACTGGAACGCATGGGTCTTCGCCGACCTGCCGCTGACCAGCGCGGGCACGGCGCTCACCCTGGAGACCGCCGTCACCTACAAGAACGACAACGGGTACACGGCGGACAACGAGAGCGTGTACTTCCCGATGGCCGTCGGCACGGACGGCAGGCACTACCACATCTCCGTGCTGAGCGCGGTCAACTTCCAGAAGCTGCTCATCCAGAACAGCGGCGTGCCCTACATGACCTCCAGCAACACGGAGGCGGCGGTGATCCAGAACCTCTACCTGGGCGAGGAGAGCGTGAGCCGCGTGTACTCCGACGACGTCATCAACGCGGCGCTGAACGCCAACGGCATCTCCAGCGCGGCGTACATCGGCGGGCGGTGGGTCATCTGGGGCCTGAGCGCGGCGAGCTACAGCCAGGAGAACCAGACGAGCGTGAACGTCTTCGACACCTGCCTGATGATGCTCTACTACCTCACGAACGACTTCCAGCACCGCAGGGGCCGCGACGTGGACAGGCCCATGCCCGTGAACGACCTCAAGACGATGGTCGCGGAGGAGCAGGCGCGGGTGGACGCCCTGGTGGGCATCGGCGCGCTGACCTACGGCAAGGTGGAGCTGGACGCGGAGCGCATCACCCGCAGCGACATCATGTCCGGGGACTTCCGGATTCTGTTCAACGTGACGAACACGCCTCTGGCAAAGAGCCTGACCGCCATCGCCAACTGGACGGTGGACGGGTACGAAATCTACTTCGCGGCGATGACCGCCCAGCAGTAAGGAGGGAACCGATATGCAGAAGAACGTCAGGTGCAATGTGGAAGACCACCGCCTGCTGGACAACGGCGCGAAGGTGGAGGACGTGACCAAGGTCAGCCTGCCCACGGTGGAGCATCCGACCACCACGGTCAAGAGCAGCGGCATGGTGATGGACGTGGACATGCCCAACATCTATCACTTCAACGCGATGGAGTTTCAGGTGAGCCACAACAACGGCAACGGCTGCGCGGCCCTGAGCCAGCCCGGCAAGCACTCCATGGAGTTCCGCATCGCGCGGCAGAACTACGAGGTCGCGCAGGGCGAGCTGGGCCTGGAGCTGGTGAAGGTGCGCGTCATCGGCGTACACAAGAGCAGCGAAAAGGGCACCATCGAGGCCGGGAACCCCTACGGCACCACGGAGCACTACTCCGTGCTGCGCTACGAGGAGGAGATCGGCGGCGAGACCGTATCCCTGGTGGACTCCATGGCCGGCATCATCCGCTGGAACGGCGTCGATTACGGCAACACCCTGAGCAGCATGCTGGACTAAGCCACGCCCTCTCAGGCGCTTCGCGCCAGCGATGGGGAACCCTCTCAGGCGCTCCGCGCCAGCTCCCCCAGAGGGGGAGCCAAGAGGGAGGCAGGCGGCAGCTTGCGCACCCTGAACACAAGGTACAGGGCGACGCCGCGAAGGGGTGCAGGGGGCGACCGCAAAGCCCCCTGCATAGCGCACGCAACACACGCACAGGAGGCGCGAAGGAGGTGCAGGAGGGCGACCGC